CCTCTATTTGTTTCTCAAGCAGTGGGAGCAAGCAGCTATGGTTCGTGAGTATCTGACCGAGATGTCTGTTGCTCTGGGGTTTTCCGGTTGTGAGATCTTTCCAAAGCAGGACACGATCTTGGCGGAGCGCGGGGATGTGGGTAACTTTATAAACATGCCATACTTTGGGGGGGATTTAACCACACGCTATGCTTTGGATGACAAGGGCGAAGCTATGGACATGGCGCAGTTCTTTGCAGCGGTTGATACTGCGAGGATAGATCTCCCCGAGTTAAATGACATCCAGTTTGGTGGAGAGAGAACACACTTCACCGATGGGCCGTACTGCTTGGAGATCATTACTGGGCAGGGTTCTGTTACTGAACACCGGAACACGTTCATGTTTAATGTCGGCGTGTACTGCCGGCTGAAGTGGCCTGACGATTGGAAGAAGCATCACGAAGAATACAACAGGACGTTATGCAGCCCTGCCCTTGAGGCAACTGAGATCGTTGCGTTGCAGAAATCGCTGATGAAGAAAGAATACTTCCTGCAATGCAGTTCCTGTCCGTTAAAAGATTACTGTGATGTACAGATCTGCAAGTCGCGCCAGTTTGGTGTTGGCAACTCGGCACCGGATCAGGCGGCACTAGGGGGTCTGACTGTCATGTTGTCGGAGCCTCGGCATTACTTCATGGATGTAGATGGTCAGCGGTTACAGTTAACTGTTGAGCAATTACAGAACCAAGGTCTTTGGCAGCGGTCATGCATGGAGCAACTCAACTTCATGCCGCCTCAAGTTAAGCCACAAGATTGGCAGGTTGCAATCAACACCCTGATGAAGAACTCGGTCACCATAGATGTCCCTCCGGAACTCACGATCAAGGGGCAGTTCCATGAGATGCTGAAGACGTTTTGCACAAGTCGGATTAGGGCTCTGTCTCCGGAAGAAATGGAGATGGGCAAGCCGTGGACCGAGGAAGGCGTGACGTACTTTACGATGGCTGGCTTGGAACAGTTTCTCAAGAACAGGCAGTTCACAAGTTACAAAGCGGTTCACATACAGGAACAGTTGAAGACGCTGAACGATGGGCAACCCTGTCACAAAGAGAAATATGTAAAAAAAGAAAACGGAAAGTCTAAAAAGTTACGTGTCTGGCATGTTCCGGCATTTGAAGATGAAGAAATAATACTTGAACCAAAGGAGTTTAGTGATGACATCCCCTTCTGAACAACGAAAGCTGCTGAAGATTGCGGAAATAACCGAGTGGTTGGGGGTATCCCATTCCACCATTTACAAGTGGGTAAGCGAGGACATCTTTCCACAGCCCATATATCTTGGACCGGGCAAGGGCGATAAGAACAGCGCCACCCGTTGGGTCGAGGAAGAAGTTCTGGAGTGGCTGGCTCAACGTCCACGCGGTAAAGAGTGATGAAACGTGGGAAGTGGACGAAAGAAAACTTTCAAATTTTTCATAAGAAAAACCCTCATGTGTACGAAACATTTAAGCACTTTGCTTTCATGGTCACAGACCGGCGAGAATACTACTCCGCTAAATGTATCTTTCATCGGGTCCGGTGGGAGACAATGATCACCGGAAAGGGGGATCATAAAATAGACGATGGTTGGATTAGTCATTACTCCCGTCTGTTTATGGACGATTACCCTGAACATGTTGGGTTTTTTAAGACAAGGAACGTCAGGAACTCGTACCACTACAACGAAGAGGAGGATGAAGATGTCTGAAGAAATGCTCTTAGGTCCGCCTGGGTGTGGTAAAACGTACAGCCTCATCCAGCGCGTACAGGAGGCCCTAGAGGACGGCGTTTCGCCCGAACAGATAGGGTTCATGTCTTTCACAAAGAAGGCCGTACAAGAGGCCGTTGAGCGTTCGTGTGGCAAGTTTGGGTTTGACGAGAAACGTCTGCCTTACTTCCGCACCCTGCACTCAATTGGTTTTCGCGGCTTGGGTCTGGTGTCCGGTGACATGCTAGCTAAGGAAGATTGGCGCAAGCTAGGTCATGGCTTGGGTTTGTCTTTTGAAAATGCTGAGGGCGCGGCCCCTGATGACGGCATCCTGATCCCTGCCATTGGCGGTGACGGCGGCAAGTACATTCAGTTGATCGACAGAGCCCGGTACAGAATGATCGAAATGGAGAAGGAGTTTAACGAGTCTGAGGATTGGGATCTATCTTTTCCAAAGATGAAACAGATATCAGCCAGCGTATCTATGTACAAAAGCAAGTTTGGAAAGACGGATTTCGTTGATCTGATTGAACAGTACATGAATGTGGACCCGCCGTACTTAAAGCTGCTGATTGTAGACGAGGCTCAAGACCTTACTCCCTTGCAGTGGGAGATGGTCGAACACATGAAGGCCAACGCCGAGAATGTGGTGTATGCAGGGGACGATGACCAAGCCATCCACCGATGGACAGGCGTTGACGTTAATCGTTTCATCAATGCGACAGACAACAAGACGATCTTAACACAATCGTACCGATTGCCTCGGGCCGTTTGGTCTTTGTCTCAGCAGATTGTTAAGCGGATCAGCAACCGGATTGAGAAAGAGTTTCTGCCCATGGAAGAGGAAGGCTTGGTTGCCTACCACCTAAGCCGTCACACAATTCCGTACCACAAGGGTTCGTGGACGATCATGGCGCGGACCAATAGTTTTGTTCGTGAGTTTGCAGAGTCTTTAAGAGAAGACGGATACCTGTACAGTATTAAGGGCCGACCTTCTATTCACCCAGATGCAGTAGAAGTAATTACTGCTTGGCGTGACTTGCAAGCAGGTAGTTCCCTGTCGCTGCGCCGCGTTAAGAAGATGTATGCCGGTGTTCCAAAGCAGGGAGATCATGCTGTTGTAAAGCGGGGGTCTGCTAGGTTGCTAGACACTGCGGATCCAGAAGCGATGTTGGATTACGAAACCTTGGTGCGTGAGTATGGAATGATTGCCCCGTTAGATACGGACGCAATGGATGTGGCGCGGTTTGGTAGTGAACAGAAGCTATACGTCAGGTCAATTGAAAGACGAGGGGAAGACATCACCCAACCCCCTCGCCTTAAAGTATCAACTTTCCATGCAATGAAGGGAGGAGAAGACGATAATTGCGTAGTGTACCTCGGGATACCAAGAGTGTGCGCTCAAAGCAATCATCCAGATGACGAGCATCGAGCATTCTATGTGGGCATAACACGCGCCCGAAAAGAACTGCACATATTAGACACCGATAAGAGGTATAAGTACCAGCTATGAATAGAGATGATGTAGTAGACAGCGCCTTAGACAAGATCAACGGCGATAGACAGGATGAGTATGGGGATGTGTTGAACTCGTTCACCACTATATCCATTGGATGGGACACAATTGTTAAAGCGGCGCTCGGTAGTCATGGCTGTATAACTCCGATGCATGTTGGTCTGATGATGGATTGGCTGAAGACGAGCCGGTTGTTGGTAGACATAAACCATGCAGATTCGTGGGTCGATAAGGTCGGGTATGCCGCCCTGTCCGCGGAGGTTGCAGATAGATACATGGAGCCGGGAGAGTTGTTGGATATTAGGTGGGGAACTGGGCGAGTTTCCCCCGATGCTCAACCAGAAGAAGATAAAAATGGTAATAACGCCGTTATTTCCCAGAACATTCAACCTAAGAAAGAAAACAGCGACGATTGGGTGCAAGATTTTGCTGAGAGAATGTCCAAGGCGGGGATGACTGACGAGGATGTTGCTGAGTACATCAGTGGCGAGGGCACCGGTACAAACAAGCCAATCACTCGCGCACAGTTAGCCGCGGAACTGGAGCCTGGGCTCAATGCGTTGTTCGGTACGGAGTATGATCCATACGTTGAGCCGAAGACTTGCCAGAAGATCGACGGCCGCAACGGCAAACCTTGTGGGCTCCCGTTAGTTGGCAGACAAAAGAAGTTCTGTAGTAAGCACGTTCCAAAGAGTACCAAAGTAGCAAGGAAAGCCTATGGCGAGAGATCGAAAAGACAAGTCAACGATCAACTATCTTGATCGGCTGGACATAGACCAATTAGATCCTGATTGGAACATACCAACCGAGTTTCCTGATCTGACAGGATACAAGTCTATCGCTGTTGATTTGGAAACAAGCGATCCAAACCTCAAGTCTCTCGGACCCGGTTGGGCCCGAGGGGATGGTTTCATCGTGGGGATTGCTGTAGCCGCGGGGGATTACAAAGGTTACTTCCCCATTCGCCATCAGAACGGACACAACCTAGATCCCAAGATGACCATGAAATGGTTTGCAAAGCAGATGGATACTCCGCGGATCGACAAGATCATGCACAACGCCACCTATGACGCTGGTTGGTTGCAAGCCGAGGGCATCGATATAAAGGGGCGGATCATTGATACTATGATTACCGGCGCTGTTGTGGATGAGAACCGGTTTTCCTACAGCCTAAATAACTTAGGCCGCGATTGGATCGACATGCGTAAGGATGAGAAGGCTCTTCGCGCAGCGGCCCGTGATTGGGGGTTTGATCCTAAGTCTGAGATGTGGCGCCTACCACCCATGTCTGTCGGACCCTACGCTGAACAGGATGCTTTGATGACGCTCAAGCTATGGGAGCGGTTGAAGATAGAGTTAGATAAGCAGGATCTGTGGTCAATATGGGAACTGGAAACAGGGCTCATTCCTCTCATGCTTAAAATGAAAACCAATGGCGTTAGAGTAAACACCGACCAAGCAGAAATAGTGCGGAAAGAATTGAAGGGTCGCATCAAGGGGCTAAAGAAATCTATACGTGATGAGACAGGCGTGGACCTTGAGCCATGGGCCGCGGCCTCTGTGCAGAAGGTGTTTGATTCATTGGGCTTGGAGTACGCCCGAACCGATGCCGGCAATGCTACATTTAACAAGCAGTTTCTAAACATGCACCACCACCCTGTTGCACAGCAGATCGTTAAGCTGCGGGAGTTCGACAAGGCCGACAGTACATTCATCGACACCATCCTGCGCCACTCACACAAAGGCAGGATCCACTGCGAGTTTCACCAACTGCGAAGTGATGACGGCGGCACAGTTACCGGACGTTTCTCATCGTCCAACCCTAACCTCCAGCAAATTCCTGCGAGAGATAAGGAGATTAAGCAGATGATCCGCGGGTTGTTTATCCCCGAGGATGGATGCAAGTGGGGTTCGTTTGATTACTCCAGCCAAGAGCCGCGGTTGCTGGTTCACTTTGCGGCTAGCTTGAGCGACGATCACCGGCATAAGATGGTGGATGGCATTGTTGAGGATTGGAAGACCAAGGATATCGACCTGCACCAGATGGTTGCTGACATCGCCGGCATTGACCGTAAGTCTGCAAAGACCGTGAACCTCGGAATTATGTACGGCATGGGTAAGGCCAAGCTAGCCGACCAGTTGGACATCAGCGTAGCCGAGGCCACTGAACTGCTTAACACGCACCAGAGAAAGGTTCCCTTCGTTAAGGGCCTAGCAGAACTAGCAAGCACTCGCGCCTCTCAGCAGGGCTCTATACGCACTCTACTGGGCCGTAGATGCCGGTTCGATCTGTGGGAGCCTAGAACGTTTGAATACAACAAGCCACTGGTTCTAAAGGACGCACAAGAAAAGTACGGCATGTACCTGCGGAGGGCGTTTACATACAAGGCTCTGAACAAGTTGATCCAAGGATCCGCTGCGGACCAAACCAAGAAGGCTATGGCGGATTGCTATGCCGAGGGATTAGTTCCTATGCTCACGGTCCACGATGAACTATGCTTCTCTGTAGAAAGCCAAGAGCAAGCCTCTAAGATTACCGAGATTATGGAGACAGGCTTATCACACATACTCAAGGTTCCGTCTAAGGTAGACGAGGAACTGAAGGACAATTGGGGAGAGATCGAATGATTGAGAATAATTTAAAAACAGTTGGCATTGGTCAAATGCATCCGATGCAAGTCACCGCTTTAATGGAAGTGATCGAGAACACCATGCGCCTAGCCATCATGACCGATGATGATGACATCATTGAGGAAGTAACCCACCACGTTAATAACATGATCCAGTTGTTTGGTGGGCTCGGCGTTAAGGTAGACTGCCTAGAGGATTAGGGAGTAAGCCGGCGCTGTATCTCTTGGTCCTGCGGGTTAGGTAATACCGTGGGGCCTGGGGGCAGGGTGGGTAGTGCGGGGATTGGAACGCCCCCAAATCTATTACCTGTAGGAGCCGTAACGGGTACACCACCAAATCTATTACCTGTAGGAGCCGTAGGTACAGAAACCGGTGCTGCTTCTAGCTGGGTTTCAGTGTCAGGACGCCGTTCGTATGGCTGATCGTCAGGCTGCAAGGAAGCGCCCTTCATTAGTTTTCTTATTTCATTTATTCTGGCCCGTGGAAACTGATCTAAGGTGCCTGCCCTACGCATTTCCTTGCGGTTGTTGGGGCTTACTTTAAACGGAACGAACTCACCTCTCATTATGCGCCGACCTCCAGACCCAATGTTGTTTTGTTTTAAGATTTTGCGGATATCTCTGTCCGACATACCCATTGTTCTAAGGTCTTCAAACATCTGAAAATATCTTTTATCAACGCGCAACTTTGCTTCGTTAGCTCTAAGAAAAGCGTCCTCTAAAT